ATATCCTCTGACTCTAGATATGGAATACTATCTAAGAGTGGACCAGATGCGAAGAAGATGTTTACAGACAAGGTGGTACCAATATCGGTTAATTACCCCTTCTTTTTCAAGCCGATACAGGACGGTATGGACAGACCAAAGACAGAGCTCGCGTATCGCGTACCCGCGACAAAGTACACCCGTAAGAAGCTCGAGACAAACGAATCGCTTAGAGAGCTCGACGGTCTTGACACCACGATCGACTGGAAGAACACCGGTGACAACTCGTACGACGGTGAGAAACTCAAGCTACTTGTCCACGACGAAAGCGGTAAATGGGAACGCCCGACGAACATCCTCAACAACTGGCGTGTCACGAAAACGTGTTTACGATTAGGTAGTAGAATTATAGGTAAATGCATGATGGGTTCAACTAGTAACTCGTTAGACAAAGGTGGTGATAATTTTAAAAAATTATATAATGACTCAGACGTTACTCAAAGAAATGCAAATGGACAAACTCGCTCTGGATTATATAGCTTGTTCATACCTATGGAATGGAATTACGAAGGATACATCGATTCTTATGGCTTACCTGTATTCGACACCCCAAGCAAGAAAATTAGTGGACCGCAAGGCGAAGCAATTGAGCAAGGTGTTGTAGAGTACTGGGATAACGAAGTGGCTGGACTAAAGCAAGATCAAGACGCTTTAAATGAATTTTACAGGCAATTTCCAAGAACTACTAAGCACGCTTTCAGAGATGAATCTAAAGAGTCTCTTTTTAATTTAACTAAAATCTATGAACAAATAGATTTCAATGAAGATCTCAAGAACTCTATAAGCGTAACTAAAGGTTCTTTTCAATGGCAAAATGGCGAGCAAGATACTAATGTAATTTTTGTTCCTAATAATGATGGTAGATTTTTAATAACGTGGGTACCACCTGTTAATTTACAGAATAAAAGATATAACAAAAACGGTAAAAATTACCCAGGCAATGAGCACGTAGGTGCTTTTGGTTGCGATCCTTATGACATATCAGGAACTGTAGACAAAAGAGGTTCAAAAGGATCTTTGCATGGTTTAACCAAGTTCTCAATGGAAGACGCTCCGCCTAATCATTTTTTCTTAGAATATATAGCTAGACCTCAAACAGCTGAAATATTTTTTGAAGACGTACTTATGGCTTGTATTTTCTATGGAATGCCAATACTTATAGAAAACAATAAACCTAGAATTTTATATTATTTTAAAAGAAGAGGTTATAGGGGTTTTTGTATGAATAGACCTGATAAAAAATATAATAAATTATCAGTAACAGAAAGAGAGCTAGGTGGTATACCTAATTCAAGTGAAGACATTAAGCAAGCGCATGCGTCAGCTATAGAAACGTATATAGAACATTTCGTAGGTTTAAAAGAAACTGGGCACGGAGATGTTTATTTTCAAAGAACTTTAGAAGACTGGGCAAAGTTCAATATTAACAATAGAACTAAACACGATGCCTCTATTAGTTCTGGTTTAGCTCTTATGGCCTGCAACAAGCACAGGTACTCACCAGTAAGTAAAAAAACTATACAACCCGTTGATCTAGGTATTAAAAGATATGATAACAGGGGAACTACATCAAAAATAATAAGTTAAATGAATATATACACTAATTCAAATAGCGCTTTTCCGAGCCAAGTAGTTAGCGATGCCGAGAAGGCAAGTCGAGAATATGGCAGTCAAGTGGCTATGGCTATTGAGTATGAGTGGTTCAGATCTGGTAGAATGAATGGTAACACTTATTTAACTAACTGGAATAATTTTAATACTCTTAGGCTTTATGCAAGAGGTGAGCAACCGGTTCAAAAATATAAAGATGAATTGTCTATCAATGGTGATTTATCTTATCTTAATTTAGACTGGAAACCAGTACCTATTTTGTCTAAGTTTGTAGATATTGTAGTAAACGGTATATCTGCAAGTTCTTATGACGTGAAAGCTTACGCTCAAGATCCTGAGTCTATAAAAAAGAGAACTGAGTACGCTTCTAAAATATATGAAGACATGATTGCTCAAGATTACTTAGATAATTTGAAGCAAACCCTTGGAATAGATTTGTATCAAACTTTAAATCCAGAGCTTCTGCCTAATAACGAAGAAGAGTTAGAGTTACACATGCAACTGTCATACAAGCAGAGTATAGAAATAGCAGAAGAAGAAGCTATATCTTCTGTGTTAGCTCAAAACAAATATGAACTTGTTAAGCGCCGCTTAAATATGGATTTAACAGTATGTGGTATTGCTGCCGCTAAAACAAGTTTTAACACAGCTAACGGTGTAACTATTGATTATGTAGATCCAGCTTATATGGTTTACTCATACACTGAAGATCCTAATTTTGAAGACATATACTATGTTGGTGAAATAAAATCTATTACAATACCAGAGCTTAAAAAAGAGTTTCCTAATATATCTAAAGAAGAGCTTGAGCGTATACAAAAAATGCCTGGCAATAGACAATATATAACAGGTTGGGGTGGTTATGATGAAAACACTGTACAGGTTTTATATTTTGACTACAAAACTTATCATAACCAAGTTTTTAAAATAAAACAAACAGATCAAGGCTTAATGAAAGCTATTGAAAAGCCAGACACTTTTAATCCACCTGAAAATGATAACTTTGAAAGAGTCTCAAGATCTATAGAGGTTTTATATCATGGCGCTAAAGTACTGGGCACAGATACAATGCTTAAATGGGAGCTAGCTGAAAACATGTCAAGACCTTATGCTGATACTACTAAAGTAAAAATGAATTATGCTATTTGTGCACCTAGAATGTACAAAGGTAGAATTGAAAGCTTAGTGAGCAAGTGTATTGGTTTCGCTGATATGATTCAAATAACTCACTTAAAGCTGCAACAAGTTATGTCTAGAATAGTGCCAGACGGTGTGTATTTAGATATGGACGGATTGGCTGAGGTTGATCTTGGTAATGGAACTAATTATAATCCAGCTGAAGCTTTAAACATGTACTTCCAAACAGGTTCTATTGTAGGTAGATCACTTACTCAAGACGGTGAAATGAATCCTGGTAAAGTTCCAATACAAGAATTAAACTCTAGTTCTGGTCAAGGTAAAATACAAAGTCTTATAAATACTTATCAATATTATTTACAGATGATAAGAGATGTCACGGGACTAAATGAAGCAAGAGATGGTAGCACGCCAGATAAAAGCACTTTAGTAGGTTTACAAAAAATGGCAGCTAATGCTTCAAACGTAGCTACAAGACACATTAAACAATCTTCATCTTATTTAACTCTTAGAATAGCTGAAAATGTGGCTTTAAAAATTGGAGATGCTTTGCAGTTTCCACTTACAGCTGAGTCTTTAACTAACTCTATAAGTACTTACAACGTAAATACCTTAAAAGAAATAGTTAATCTCAACTTACATGATTTTGGTATATTTTTAGAACTAGAGCCGGACGAAGAAGAAAAAGCTCAACTAGAAGCTAATATACAAGTTGCATTACAACAAGGAGGTATTGATCTTGAAGATGCCATAGATTTAAGACAAATTAAAAATCTTAAATTAGCTAACCAATTGTTAAAGGTTAAGCGCAAACAAAAAGCACTTCAAGACCAAGAAAACGCTCAAGCTAATATTAGAGCTCAAGCTGAATCACAAGCTGAGGCTAACGAGAAAATAGCTATGAACGAGGTTCAAAAACAAGAAGCTATCAGTGGGTCAAAAGTACAGTATGAACAGTCTAGAACGCAAATGGAAATTCAGAAGATGCAAATTCAGGCTCAACTAGATCAACAAAAAATGCAAATGCAGCATCAGTTTGATATGGAATTAGCAAAACTTCAAGCTCAAGCTCAAGCTCAAAACAAGCAGCAATCAGAAAAAGCTAAAGACAAGCGTATACAAATGGAAGGTACGCAGCAAAGTAAAATGATAGATCAAAGAAAAAACAATTTATTACCAATAGACTTTCAAGAAGATACGGGTGGTCAATCGCAAATGATTTCTACCCCTGAGCAACAAGCTTAGAATTTATTAATTATTTAATTATATTATATTATGTCAGAACAAACACAAGAAGCTGTAAAGCAAGAGGGTGATTTTAAAATTAAAAAGAAAACACCTAAAAAATTAACTGAATCAAAAGATAACATTACTAAAGTAAATGTTAATCCTAAAGAACCTTTAGTAGAATTAGAACCAGAGGTTAAAAAAGTAGTAATAAAAAAAGAACAACAGGAAGATGCCATTCAAATCGGAGAAACAGAGAAGGTATCTGTGGAAAAACCATCCGGAGATAGCGCAGAGATGGGAGAACCTATACAAGAGTCCAACGAGACTACTGAAGGGTTTTCTCCGATCCAAGAAGTAACAGAAGCTGAAGTTGAACAAGTTAAAGCAGAAGTTAAAGAAGCTATAAGAGATGAAAAAGTATTAGGTAAACAATTACCAGAAAATATTGAGAAACTAGTTGCTTTCATGGAAGAAACTGGTGGAACAATAGAAGACTATACGCGGTTAAATGCCGACTATAGCAATACAGATGATAAAACTCTTATTAAAGAGTATTACAAAAAAAATAAACCTTATTTAGATTCTGAAGATTTGGACCTTCTTTTAGAAGATTTTGACTACGATGAAGACATAGATGAGGAGAGAGATATACGCAAAAAAAAGCTTGCGTTTAAAGAAGAAGTTGCAAAAGCCAAAAACTTTTTAGAAGAAACAAAGAGTAAGTATTAC